GATTATATTGCAATATTTACGAAGTTGATTGCTTCGCTCAAGAGCAACAATAAGTTTGCGCTCAAATTCGGTCGGAACTAAATACCCGCCTTTGGGTCCGGGCGATCTCTTCAGTTCGTTTAGAATTTCGTTAGACAAATCATTAGAGCCCAGGCGCAGATACTGCGCATAAATATCACTGTATTTTTTAGTGTCCAGCGGATTTTCTTTGTGTGATGAAGAAATGGGCTGCTTCTCGATTTCTTCATCAATAACAGACAATTCAGCTTCCAGCTGCTCTTGCTTTTCAGCAGCTTCAATCTTTTTACCCAACAAAGCTTGCTCTTTATCTAAACGATTATATAGCTCTTCATCTTCTTCGCTCATGCTGTCTTTATCTACAATAGAACGCATCTGATTAATAAGTTTTGCTCGTTCTTCTCTCATTTTCTTTAACATTTTAAATACTCTCTATTCTATAGTGTTGTTAAATATAACTTTTTGACATAGATTCTGTTAGCTTCTAATGTCGCGTCTAAATCAAATTTCTTTTTTTCTTCTACTTCAATGTCTTTATTACTAATTTCGTTTGATTTGTTTTCTGCATCAGCTGTATCAGAATCATATTCAATCACACTATCAGCAAGCCCGAATTCTATCGCTTCTGATGTAGAAAACCATGTTTCTTCTGACATTAATTCTGAGATTTTTTTAACGCTCTTTCCTGTTTTTTCAGCGTATATGTCTATTATGTTTTTATCGACTTTATTTAAAAGAGATGACATTTTTAGCATGCTCTTAGATGTTCCGTACACGCCAGCCCGAGCTTGATGAATCATAAACATGCTATTTTTATACATTTTTATAGAATCACCCGCCATGGCAATGAAAGAAGCTGCGCTTGCAGCTAGCGAATCTATAAAAACGTTAACTTTAAGTTTACTTTTAACAAGTCTGTTATAGATTGAAACTGCATCAAAAGCAGAGCCCCCGGGGGAGTTGATATGAATATTTATTGACTCTTTATTATCTGCTTCAGCAGCGTCAATTTGTGAGATAATAAATGTCGGCTTTACGTCTGAATATGCTCCGATTATTCCATAAATCATAATTTTTTCTGATGAAGCAGAAACATCAGTATTTATATCTTGTGATTTATGCTCGCTTGCGCATAAATCAGCATAATTTTCTATATCTATAATTTTTTTATTCATTTAGAGCTATTTCCCATGTCTTTAGAAACAAGATAATCGTCCAGTCCGGCAACTGGGTTCATGTTTTCTTTTGATCTAACTTCATTTCTGCTCATCCATCCGTTTCTGAGCGCAGACGCATAATATTCAGAACGTGACGATATATCACCGCGCAACAATCCGCTGACATTATGTTCAGCAAAAATTGTATGTTTTTCATCATCTGATATCAAATCGCGACTTATTGTTTGTTCGATACGAACAAGCCACGGCGTTAAAGAGTTTACAACAAAATCAGTTGATTGCTGTTCAATATTAGAATACGTTGCATTATCTAAATCCCCGACGAGATGCGGCGGAACTCTGTATATAGCGCAGATTTCATTTCTTTGATATTTTCTTGTTTCAAGAAACTGCGCTTCATTTGCTGTCATTGATATAGAGCGCCATTTCAATCCGCGCTCTAAAACGAGGGGTTTGTGAGCAGACGATCCGGAAAATCCTTTTTTAAGCTGATTTCTTATTCTGTCTATTGAATCCTGATCTTTAAATGACATATCAGTCTCAAGAACGCCAGACGGATTTACTCCGTTTTCAAACAGCTTTTCTCCGTGCTGTTCTGTTGCTATAGCAAGCTGTATTGATTTTTTTGCTAGCTCGATCGGCGTATATCCGATCACGCCATCGCTGCCCAGCCCGGAAATTCTCCAGATCGATCTTTGATTTAGAGTTTTTTCTCCATCGATACTGAATATCAGATCGCCTTTTTTGTTTCTGTCTACAGAAACACGCTCGGGCTGGATTGGGATTATTTCTCTTACTCTATTTGCTCTGTCTCTGTATATTCGACAATATGAGTTTCCCGACAACAGCAGAGAAGTTAAAATAAATTCTCTTAGATCGAAACTTGTAAGTTCGGAGTTTGGGGAAGAATGAAGGATTTTGTATAAGTGATGATCGACAGCTTTTTCTTTTCCGCCGTTTTTTGTTCTTCTGTATACATGAAGTGGAAGACTTGCAACGCCTTCTGATATGACACGAACGCACGCATAAACAGTAGCAACGCGCATAGCTGATTCTTTAGTTACTGTTGCAAAGCTCGTATTTTTTAAGAATCCGTCATTATCAAAATATGACTTATATGCGTTTTCTATTGTTTTGTCAGAAACAGACTTTAATCGCTGAATAATTCCCAATTTTGATCAACTCTTCGGAGTTATAAGCCACAGCACAACAATCCCAAACGCAACAAACGCAAGCGGCTCGAATATTTTATAAAATCCGAGCGTTATTGACGCTGTCGCAATCATCGCAACAGCGTCAACAAATGAGAACTTGTCGTTATTTTTGCTCATTTTTTTTGTTATCTGGAATTAAGACAGCACCAGCGCCGAACAGCATTGTAGAAATTGCAATTGCTGAATTAACATTATCAATTTGTAATCCGGATGCTAAAAAAACAGATGCAATCCCGGCGTAAGTGCTGGGCTCTGCGAGGCGATTAATAATATAAGCTATAACATTCATTACTAAACCACTTTCTTTTTTTGTTTTTGTGTTTTGTACTTTTTTTGTTTTTTGTAATTTTACTTTATTTTGTCCCTGTTCTTGTTCTTTTTCTTGTTCCTGTTCTTTCCAACTCATGATATTAATCTCCTGTTTTTTTGTGTTTTCTGTATTTGTTAATTTTTCGAAATTTCCAGGGCTTTATTCTGTCTTTATCACTTAATGACCAAAGCCCGTAATTATTAAGTTTTGCTTCAACTTCATCGACTATTAAAGAAGAATCTTTCATATATCTTGTATAGACATAAGCATAACCGCGTTTGATCATGTATCTGTTAATGTCTCTTTTCTTGTAAATTACTGTTCCGACTGTTCGACGATATTGATCGATATCAAAAATAAGAACGTTGACATTTTTTCCTAAAATCTCATCTGCAAGCGCTTTTCTTGATTCACTTCCGAATTTCTGCGACATCTCCGGAGCATCGATCTGCGCAAGACGTATTTTTTTAATTTTTCTGTCTTGTGTTTTTAATACTATTGTATCGCCATCTATTACATTGATGACTTTTCCGGAAAAATCGCATCGCGCATATGTGTTTTCTATGATTAAAAAAACAAAAAGAAGAACAAACATAAAGCGCATAGAATTAGCCCTGATTTTAGTAAAATGACAATAAATTCAGATTATTATATAAAGTAAAAAATAAATCAAACAATAATTTATTAGTTGAATTTATAGTCAACAATTGTTACAATGTCGGACACTATACTTACGTAAATCAATGAGATTAGAGAAAATGAAAGAAAAAATAAAAAAAATGTCAATTGAGTATGCAATGAAAATTACCGGCGCAAAAACACACTCTGAACTAGCGCGACGAATGAACGTTTCAAGACAAGCGATTTGGAAATGGAATAATGAATATATTCCGATGCATTACGCGCAAAGCATTATCGCAAGAAAAAATGCAATGCTTATTTTAAATGGTGACTTTGAAGACGCAATCGATTTTATTGAAGATAACTTAGACTATCTTATAGAAGATGACGCTTACCAGACTATAGAATAGTAATTTCTGAGCCGTCTAGGCTGTATGAATCATCTGTCGTTGCTATGCCGATTGACATAATTAATGCTACGATTCCATCAATTTTATTCTCTACTCGTGATTTTAGAGGGAATATATGATCGAGAGCATCCGGTTTTACAACAACGTTTCCAGCCATCCATCTCAGAACTGGGCATGGCTCTAAGCGGATTTTTTGCTGCAAAATAAGTTCGTCAAGAATTTTAGCAGATGGACTTATATATGATTTAGATTGTTTTAATTCGACAGCATTAATGCCGATGTCGGCAAGTCTTTGTCGCATCTGCTCAGCTTGCCATGGGTCTAGCGCTATAGTATTTACATTGTAATACTCTGACATTTCTCTAATGTCATTTTCTATTACGCTGTAATCTGTAACATTGCCGGGCGTTACTATAATCCTTTTTTCAGATACCCAGCCCGCGTATGCGGCATTTTTAGAATCAGATGACGCTGCTTCATTTATATAATGCTTAACAAAAGCAACAAAACCGTTTTTTTCTTTATCTCTAAAAACAATAGCTACAGAAGCAATATCACGTTTATTAGCTAAATCAGCAGCAATCCAGCATTCTTCTTTTTCATAATCTTTTATGTTTAATGTTGTATCTGTGCATTTATCCCATGCGACGAGATCCAGCCAGCCGGCTGCGCTTCTTGTCCAGACATTCAGGTGTTTTGTGTAAAAGTTTGCTCTGGCGCTGGGCGTTGCAAGTGCTTGTGTAGCTTTTCTTGATAAATCATCTTCAGATACTGAAATGTTAAAATTTGGATTTGCCATTTTCCACATTTCTTTGTCTGTCAGCAGCGTTTCATCTTGCTCTTTAACTTCGTCATCTACTGTGTATATGATGCCGAACCATCTTTCATCTTTAATTTCGTCAGTTACTACGCGTCTTGTATATTCTCTTTTTTCATAACAAATGCCGGACTGATCAAACCCTGCAGTCGTTATCATAAATATTAAAGATTGGTCTCTTGCGCCTGTTGACGTATCAATTACGTCAAATAAATCTCGTGTTTTGTGTGCATGCAATTCATCTATTATTGCGCAGTGCGTATTAAGTCCATCTAGATTTCCGCCCGTATCTCTTGAAAGCGATCTGAATATACTGTTAGATGATTTAACTTCTATAGAATGAGCGAGTACTTTTATCCCGAATCGATTTCTCATTCCGCGCGTTTTTTCACACATCTTTTTTGAGTCATCAAATACAATTCGAGCTTGATCTCTTGTTGTTGCGCAACTATATACTTCTGCACCGGCTTCATCATCGGCAGTTAACATATAAAGAGCAACACCGGATGCAAGAGTTGATTTAGCGTTCTTTCTTGCGACTTCAATATATGATGTTCTGTATCTTCTAAGCCCGTTTTTATCTACCCATCCGAAAATCGACGATATTATAAAAATTTGCCAGGGCTCTAATTTTATTAATTCCTTTTTTCTTGCAAGAGCCCCTTTCACATGCGGCAGCAATTCTATGAACTTGCACGCTCTTGAAGCTTTCTCATTGTCAAAATGAAATTCTAAATCTTTGTTTTTTAAATCTGATAAATGACGTCTGCAAGATGCTTTTGTTATTTCAGAAGATGAAATTTTTCCGTTTATAACATTTTCTGCATATTTAGTCGCTATTTTAATGTAATTCAAATAGTCGACCATGGGTCGTTTTCGCTTTCTTTTTGCTTGTCTTGAAAGCGATCATCAGATGGGGAAAGGCCCAGAGCGACAGACAGCGAGCGCCATCTTCGCCATATTCTCTCATATTGCGGTAAAAGCGGATTTGGTTTTATTAGATCGCCGGAAGCATACGTCTCACCCTCTTTTGCTATTTTTCGACGTAATTTGTTCAATTCTGCACGTGCTATGCAATATTCAGAAACAGTATCGACGTAGTTTTCATTCAGTCTTCCGATCGCTGCAAGCCCGGGCGCGATTTTATCCCAGATTATTGACGCTGCTCTTCCAAGCCCCGCGGGCTTTAGCTTTTCAGCGAGCAGGCTGGATTCTACTGTTGCTGAATTTTCAACTTCAGCAGTAGAAATTTGAATGACATTGTTTTCTTTTTTACGTCCGCGCACAGTATCAAAAAATAAAATCCAATTTATAGTTCACAAAAAATTACCCCCTCTTTCCGTCGCTAATCTCCCACTTATAGTGATTGGACCAGGGGGGGGTATGTATAAATATATAATACATATCATGATGATATTAACTAGTATTTTTTATATTCTCTTGTCTTTCTTTTTTTATAGCTCTTTCTTTTATTTCTATTGCTTTACTTACTTCATCAAAAAATTGTGAAGGGTTTGCCATCCCGTCTTTAATAGAGCGATATATTCTTCTCAACTGTATTAATTCTTGTGAGCTCATAGTAGACAGATGACGACCTCCGATCCGTCTGCTTAGCTGCTCACTTGATACGCCAACTTCTTCAAACGCACTCTTTAAGTTCTGTATTGATTCTTTATCTACACTCGCTTTATCTGACACAGTAACATTGCATTGATTAACAGCTGCTTCTATTACATCGATCGGAATAACAGAAAGTATACACGATCTAAGACGTCTTGTTGCGCTGCTTGCGACGTGTTCATATATGTCTCGATTATCTTTTATTTTGTAAGTTTTATTGTTTGCTGTTCTTTCATGTTTAACACTAAACGTTTTACTTACTCTTGTGTTAGATTCTAAATCATATGCATAAGCTTCTAACAGTGTACAATTGTTTTCAGATGAAATTTCTTTAATGCCGTATTCTATATTTCCCCAGCTTTGCGCTATTGCTTCAGCTAGACGAATAGAGGGTCCGGATACTGTTGAACCCCCGCGCGGATAGCTGTATATAGCATTCTCTGCAAGCGAATATCTTGTACACATATTAAGAATATTATCGACAGCGGAGACTTGATCGCGTTTAAATTGTTTTGCTATCAACACTGATGATTGAACTTCTGAATGTGCTACAACATTTTGATTAACATAATCAATTGTCGATATAGATTTATTCTTTAAATGATTATCTAATTTATTGTTCATAAGTCTTTCATCGCCCAGCCAGGCAGGTTAAGTTCTTCTATACTTGAATGACAATATCCTGATGGATTTGATTCATCAGATTCTAACAGTCTGTCTATTGCTTTATCTCTCATAATATATCCGCGATTGATTGTATCGTCTCCAAGTACGTATGCTTGAACAACGAAAGGATATGTTGTCTCAACAGCTAAAAGTATTGCTGCTGAACAATCAATACTTGCTGTTGATAATCCTTTTAGATAATGCGCAGCGGATAGATCATATCCGAAGTTAACAACTGACTTAGAAAACGCGTCTGGGCTTGCGTCTCTTGTTGTTTTAATGTCAACTAAGATCGGATTATAATTTTCACTGAAAACGATCAGATCGGGTCTGCATTTATATTCTATGTCGTCTTCTTTCCAAAACACAGACGATTCACAAACAAGACGAGAGCTTTCATTTATAATTATATTATAAGATTCACTGTTTAATATCGATTCTGAAATGCTACTTGCAAGATCAAATTCTTGCTGTGTTATAACAGTACGAACATTGTCTTTTCTTTCTAATTCTTTAGCAACAGCATCTTTGTATTTATTAGTGTTCTTTGTTTTTGAATCAACTATAACATATTCACTTTTAAATTTTTCTTTTTCTAAAAAAAGAGTATGAACTAAAGAGCCCAGCAGCATTTGACTGCTCTTATTTGTATCATCTTTGCTTTTATCAGAATAAAATTTTTTAGGACATGATAGTATTTTTTTTAAATCAGTAGATCCGATCGCATCTGTTTTATGATACTCTTCATTTGAAAGATATCTATTGTCTTTTTCAACAAGTCCAAAAGTTTTAACTTTATTATTTTCTAACATCTCATGAGTCTTATTTTTTCTTTTGATGTTTTATTTCTATGACAAGATCTGCAAAGTGATTGTAGATTTTCTATATCATCACTGCCGCCTTGGGCTTTTGGTTTTATGTGATCAACATCTGTAGCATATTTAACTATATTGTTTTTTCTACAGAGAACACACACGTACATATCTCTTTCAAGAACTAATTTTCTTAGCTTGCGCCATTTCGATCCGTATCCGCGCTTTGTAGAAGACCCTTGCCTGGACGATTCCCAGCCATGTCTTTTATCGTTCTTGTGTCTTATGCATCTGTCGTCATTCTCTAATGATAACGATCTGCAACCCGGGTGTGCACATATTTTCAGACTTCCGATCGCCATTCTTATTTAGATGAGATTTCTTTTATCCACGCTATCAATAGCGATTTGATTTCGTCAAATTCTCTATTTACTGAATCACGTCTGACGTAATTATCAGAACAATATTTTTTATGTTCTGATAATTCTTTATTAAGTGTTCTTACATCTGCTAACAGAGACTTAATAACCCACAGCAGAGGAGCTATTATTATCGCTGTTAATATATTTAAATATTCTTGAATTTGCATCAATTAATAACATCATCAATAGACACATAAATGCCTTTTTTATTTCTTGCCCATTTTGCTATTTTCCCGTTCTTTTTCTTTTTTCTAATATCTAAATGAATGCCCCATTTCGGCTGCCAGTGCGGATATACTCCTACTCCGCCGAAATTGCTTTTTTTTGCTGCATTCAAAATTTTTTTTACTGATTCATCGTTAAACTCTAGATTAGAAAACATGATATCTATTGCTTTAACAGTACCCCATCTGTCAACATTGTGCATGCTCATCGACGTGCCGCCATGCCGCCCGATCGATCCGGGCGCTGGTGATATAAAAAACTCTGTTTCTATTTTTTCAGAAAAAGACTTTAAGCTTTCTAGTAACTTTTCATCAATAGATGCTTTCCATTTTCTGAAATCAAAATTAAAATCAACACTTTCATTCATGTTTATTATGATAGTTGTTTTTAATTACAATCTCAATTCTTTTTTTTCTTTCTTTCTTCTTGTTTCTTCTTGTTTAGAGCGTTTTTTCTTTATATAAAACAATATATTGCGAAGCTAAATACAACATTTTTCCCACTTAATACAACATTTTTCCCACTTAATACAACATTTTTCCCACCGCTTTTATTATTTACTAACAAGTTACTAACAGTAAATTTTATTACTATTTTGTTGTCAATTATGTTGACATTGTATACTTTAATGTATATATAATTACAACAATTAAGAAAAACTTAACAAAAAAGGAAAATTAAAATGACAAATTTCAACTACAAAGAATTATCAACAGCTGAACAAATCAAAGCTTTTTATAGTATTTTAAATTCTGCTGATATTGGCGGAAGCTATAATTATGAAATCGATAAATACTATCTTGAATTAATATTATCTTACATAGAAAAATCAGATTATGATCTGGAAACAATGATAAATTTAGTTCACAAAGTATCAATATTGCCAAAAAAATTTGTTTTAGATGCTGATTGTGCAATTGCTTTTTATGACGACTTTCTACTATTTAGAAATGACTTATTTAAAAAATATAACATAGAACTGCCGAACTAATAAAATGGTAGAACAAAACAAAAAGGAAATTATTTTGTTGACACAGAAAGAAATTTGGGACGGAATTGTTGACGAGTATGCTACTGATGAAGAAATTCTTATGTTTTTAGATGCTTATGAAGAATCAGCTGGTTATGAGATTCTTTCTGATGAAGCTCGCTCTCAGTATGTTATCTTTAAGATGTTAGTTACTGAAGAACTGGGCAACTCTGAGCCCAGTTCACTGCTTTATCATTATGTTCAAGACTTTTTGTATGGATACAGCTGTAATCTTGATGATTAATTAAATTCACACCCAGTTCGCCCAGTTCGCTTTGGCGGGCTGGGTGTAATAAAAAAAGGAAAAGGAAAATGCTTACTTTAGCTGATAAAATCGATCTAGCAATACGCAGCGACTTAAGTTCAGAGTTGATTGAAAAACTCGCTAGCGATGTACATCATTTAGTAAGACAAGCAATAGCAAGACAAAAATACTTAAGTTCAGAGATTATTGAAAAGCTCGCTGATGATGACGACTATTTAGTAAGAACATTAATCGCTGAACGCAAAGAATTAAGCTCAGACATGATCGAAAAGCTCGCTGATGATGATAACTCTTTCGTAAGAGAAGTAATTGCAAGACGAAACGACTTAAGTGAAGATATTATTGAAAAGCTCGCTAACGATGATGACTTCACAGTAAGAAAATTTATTGCTGAACGCAACGCTTATTAACTTAAATTCACACCCATTCCGCCCAGGCGGAATGGGTGTAATAAAAAAATGAAAATTAAAATGACAAATCACATAGAAGTATTATTAAGTTCAGATATTATTGAAAAACTTGCTGATGATGATGACTCTTTCGTAAGAGCTGAAGTTGCAGGATTCAACAAATTAAGTGAAGACATGATTGAAAATCTTGCTAACGATGATGATTGTTTCGTAAGAGCAGCAATTGCAAATCGTGAAGACTTAAGCGAAGAGCTTATTGAAAAGCTCTCTAACGATTACGACTGTTTAGTACGTGCAGCAATTGCAAATCGTAAAGACTTAAGTGAAGAGCTTATTGAAAAGCTCTCTAACGACATATCTCCGTTCGTGAAATCAGAAATAGCAAGACAAAAAGACTTAAGTTCAGAGATTATTGAAAAGCTCGCTCATGATCACTTTTTCGTAAGACAAGCAATAGCTGAACGCAACGATTATTAATTAAATTCACACCCAGTCCGCCCAGGCGAACTGGGTGTCAAAAAGGAAATATTATGTTGACACATTCAGAAATTAAAAACTACATACAAAAAAAAATCTGGGATGGAATTGTTTATAAATATGCAACTAAAGATGATATTGTTAAGTTTTTAGATACTTATGAAGATAGCTCTAATTATGAAGAACTTTCTGACTATGAGAAAATTGATTATCGTTTGTTTCGTACTCTCATTGAAGATCATTTTGAAATTTACGATGAGCCGCGGCATTTTGATTATGTTTATACAGAATGCTTCTTAGAAGAATACGGCTGGGAAATATACGCAAAGCAATACATAAAGTCAGCTGCGTGAATTATTTTTAATAAATTTTTGACTTATTCTAGCAAAAAGAAAATGACTTGCTTAAAAAAAAACAAAGTTGTAATGTCAAACGCTTTAGCTAGAAGCAGTCAAAAAATGACGCTACATGAAAAAAGAATACTTACTATAGCGATTAGCAAGATAGACAGTAGAAAAAAAAATAGAACTGATAATGATAGAAGAATTTGTGTAAGTTTGAATGATATATCAGACACTTTTGACATAGAAAGAAAAAGTAATTACAAACAATCAAAAAATGCATTAATAAAATTAGAAGATAGAACTGCATCATTTATAAAACATGCAAGCTTAACATCAGTAAGAGAAGTTAAAATAAAATTTTTTGAACATTGCTCGTATAACAGAGAAAAAGCTTCAATTGATTTAATTTTTTCAAAAGAAATCAGCAAAGAGCTTTTCAATTTAAAGCGTAATTTTACACAATACTATTTATCAGATATCTATAACGTAAAGTCTTTTTATTCTTCAAGATTTTTTGAAATTCTTATGTCTAAAAGTAATAGTGAAAAATCCGGAACATCAAAAATTTCACTGTCTCAGCTAAAATACATGCTTTGCATACCGGGGTCTTATTTGTACAACAATATAAAAGAGAGAATAATTGAACGCTCTGTAACAGAGCTAAATACTAACAGCAGTTATGCTGTTGATTTTAAAGAAAAAAAAGAAGGAAGAAAAATCAGAAATGTAATTTTTAACTTTAAATGCAAACAATATTAACGCTCCAACTTCGCATAATCTTTATTATGTCAAATTGATAACAGAAGTGTTTTTCATGTTTACTAAAAATATATAATAACTATACACTAAAAGTACTGACTAAGCAAAAAGGAAAATTAAAATGACAAACAACATTGATCTAGCAATACGCAGCGATTTAAGTGAAGAAATTATTGAAAAACTTGCTGATGATGATGACTCTTTCGTAAGAGAAGTAATTGCAGTAAGAAAAGACTTAAGTGCAGAGTTGATCGAAAAGCTCGCTGAT